TTTCCGTCCAGTGCTGGGTTGGTGCAATTTGGTGGTGTGATCATGCAGATGTTAGCCGCAGGAAAGCCAGCCGTAATAAACTTTTGTACGTTGGCCTTATACCCTGCCTTCCACGCTGGCCAGCTAGTCCAACCGCTGGCTCCACTAGCAGTTTGGCAATCGTTAGTGCCGTATTCGATAAACACTTTCCATGTCGACCACTTACTTAGCGCATAGGAGTCAACGACATCCTTGAAGTCGCCTACGCTGTTATTGTTGTTTGCACATGCACCAGGGATATTGATCATCGCCAAAGGAATGCTGTTGGCCCGTAGGTTCTTATAGAACGGGCTGACAGGACTCACGCCAGATTGCACGCCACTCATGTGAGAATCACCGATCACCATCGTGCTCTTAGCAAGATCTGCCAAGCTGTACTGGCTAACAAGTTGCGTCTTAATTGCTTGATGGTCGGCGTCCGAGACGTAATAGGGCATCACCCGCAATTCTGCGCACTGGATACCCGACATGAACAGCGATAGAGCACTGATCGAGTAAGCAGTGCCACTGCTGCCGTTTTGCTGCCAAGGATATGCTGGCTCGTCGTTAGTATCCCAAGAAAATGTATCAACGTCTTTCATTCGCACCGAGACAAGCTGCCATCCAGTGCGAGGCTGAGTGTACACAGGAATGCTAAAGTTCGGGTCAATGCCAGTGTAGATATAGCCAAGCGATGTGTCAGGGTAGTATGGTCCTGTCTGTCCGGCTTGAAAGCCAAACGTCACTAGCGGCGATCCAGTCGTAGCCGTTGGAGTTTTTACCACGGCATATAACGAGAATGGTGTTCGAGTGAAAGGCAGCACGCCAAAGCCTAATGTTTGACCGCTTGGCTTGGCAACATACGGGCCATTATTTGGGCCACCAGTTGCCGAGTAAGTGGCTACATTTGATATCAATGGCAGCTCGCCACCAAGCTGATCACGCCACGACAGTACATTCCCACCTGACAAGCTTAGCGACGATGCCAATGCCGCGCGAAAGATTCTTTGACCGGGCAGGTTGTCGATAGCCAGCGAAGCACCTCCACCACCGAGCTTAGTCGGTAGTAAGTTGCTTTGGGTTTCAATAACTGGCGATGAAAGCATGATGGCTTCTGAATGGCGTTAGAAAACGGGAGAGGCGGGCAATGGCTCGCCTCTCCCTGAATCAGCAGAGGCTGTTACTCGTATTGAGCGCAAGCCCACCAGTCGATACTGATGCTCAGAACAGCGTCTCCGGCGATGTCCTTGATGCCGATGATCGGCGCTAGGAACACATCGTCTGGGAACGTAGCTGCGTCAAGCTCCGAGGCTGTCAGACGAGCGGGTGTGATGTTTCCGCCAGGCACAGAGCCATTGACGAAGAAATCCAATCGCTTCGGATGAGCGTAGTAGCGGAAACCCAACTTGACGTAGGTGGTCGCCACTGCGGTATGCAGAGCGTCCAGCTTCGTCTTGGTGGCACCGTTCTGATATGTCTGACCAACAGCCTTGTAAGCTGCGTCAAACACTCCAGCTTCCGCCAGCAACTTGTTGAAGCCAACAAACGCCTTGTTGGCGAGCGCTCCCGTCGTATCCACGAACAGCAGGTCAGTCGTGATCATGTCGGCTTGGCCAAGGCCAACCGCAACAGACCACTTGGCCGCAGTGATGGCACTGACAGCTAATCGGCATTCGAACGCCAGATCCTTGTCCACCAGCTTGAACGGCGCGCTAGCAGTTCCGCCCCACTTCAGCACGGCTTCATCGTTGGCAGCGTTGCCGTCGACCGCCAAGGCCAGAACGCCCTTTTCGGTCGCTGTGTCGGCAGCCAGCGCAGCCGTGCAGCCCGTCGTCAACAGGTTGGCGTAAGGACCAACCAGCGTTGTGGCATTGAACGTGTGGAAGTCGTCAAAGAATCCAAAGGCAGGATTGCCGCTTGGCGATCGGTAGGAGCTTCCAGACGGATTCATGCAGGATGGGGCAGCCATTCTCTGCCACAACTTGGGTGAAAGCAGTCTGGTTTCAAGTTCATCAAAATGCACGTCGGTCATAACACAGTCTTTCTGTAAAAGTGGGTGTCCCAGCCAAGGGTGGGCGTTGTCCCAAAATGAAAAAATGACGGGCGTGGTTTATATCGTCTCGCCCGCCGGTAGACGGTTACTTTCAGGCAGCTAAGCCTTAGGTGGTCTCGGTTATGGTGCTCGTGCAGTAGCCACGGAAGTTACCGCGACGATTGAAGCAAACAATCTGCACCGCATCGTCCATCGCGCGAATTCGGACGTTCTTCATCTCAGGATGGCGATAAGCAGGCGTCTTGCGCATCTGACGACCAGCGGCGTAGTACGCTTTGAAAGTCGCCCAGTTCACGCCCAGGACAATACCGTCCGTTCGCTTGTTGACGCTGGCTTCGTTGGTCCAGGCAGGCACCCAGTTCAGTGGCACACCACGGATGTAAACCGTACCGCTGTGCTTGGCCATGTCGTCGCCGATGTTGTCGTTACCCAACTGAAGCAAACGACGGCAAGCAGCCAAGCGGCTGTGCGTGGTGAGCAGTTCCCAGTCCATCCGTTCTTGACTCACGATGTCTGGACCTTTCACGGGTGGCGTGAATTGGCACAGGTCCATCGAGTTGATGACCTTCTCAACGAAGTCATCCCGGCTCACGTCCGTGTAAGGGAACGTGCGGTTTCGCCATTGGTCGTAAACCGTTGGGTCGATTCCACCAACGCCACTGCTGCCCCAACCGACTGGCGCATAACCGTCGAAGCCTTCTTCCGAATTGTTCTCGGATGTGCTGTCGTCCGTAGCAGTGATCCACCACAGCAGAGACACAGGCGGAAACGGATCTACCAACGGACCAGACGGTCCAGGTCCGAACATCAGATCTTCCATGCCCTGGTAGAACGAGGTCATAAGATCACGTTCCATGCCTTCGATGTAGTCGTAAATTTGACGACCACCAGTTCGGAAGGTTTCTTCGTCGATGTCGTAATGGTAGTTGTTGGTCGTCATGCCCCACTTCAATTGACCTTCGGTGAGCGTCTTCACTCGACCCGAAGAATCTCGGTGGTACAGACCGACAACTTGGAAGTTGTTGTTAGTCGCCACCTTAACCTTCCACTTCGCCATCGAAGTGCTCATCGTGTCCTTCTGCAAGTTGCCCGAGAAGAGGCGCGATGCGTAGTGGTACTTTTGCAGCGGCAGGGAGATGTCCTGCGCTGCCAGTCGCTCTTGGCCAGCGAATTCTTGGTGAATGCTGTTTACGAAATCATCAATTTGGTCAACGGTTAACGCCATGTTGCACTTTCCTTATTTGTTATGAACCCGACATTTCCTTGTAGAGCCGATCGGCACGATCACGAGGATTGTCCGATGGTGGAATAGGCTTCGTTGGGCTTCCGCCCAGTCGGCTATTGCTCTGTCTGGCAATGTTGCGTGTCTTTTGTTTAAGTAACTTCTTTTGAATTTGATCGCCGAACGTCATATTGGCGACGCGGCTAATCAATTGCTGAGACATCTCCGTTGGGCGTCCCAGTTTTGCAAGACCAATCATGTGAGCATTGACGTTCACATTCAAATCCCTGCGACGTTGCAGTTCCTCTTCTGTCTCTTTACCGGTTGTTCCGAACAGGTCGGCATGCCCGAGTGAATCAACAAGACTGTCGAACTGCTGCACAGCCGCCTCTTCCGCGAAACGCGATTCCAAGGCTGCAAAGCGAGATTCGTAGAATGCGTGCATTCGATTGAACTCGCCGATGATCTCTTCGTCGTACAGGTCCTTACTGAGCGAAACCTGATAGCGTCCATCCGCTGGAACTTGCTCCGTAGGCTGGTCGGCTTTCGGTTCTTCCTTTTTGACAAACTGGCCCTTCTCGTTTCGAGTCGTGGCTTCACCTTCCGCCATCGCCTTGCGGCCAGCTTCCAGCGCAGTCTTGTCAAAAAGCTTCAATGCCCGATCTAACTCCTCGCGACTGGCAAAATCGGCTATCTCCGATTCATTGATGCCATACACGGCTGCCTCGGCTTTCACGTCGTCAGTCAGCCATTCAGGGCCTTCTGATGCGTTGCCGGCTTTCTCGTCCTCCGGGACGGTGTTGCTGCCGGAATTTTTCTCGGCAGGTGTTTCTTTTGTATTGGCGGCTGGCTGTGAAGTGCTGTTGACGATCTCAGCATCGGACTTGCCTTCTGGCTTGCTCTCGCCGGCGCGATCAGCTTTCGCTTCATTGATAACCTGCTCGGCGAATGCCTTGATGTCTTCCGAGCTGGTGCTTGGCGTTACGTCTTTGAGGTCTGCGATTTCCATGGTTCATTGCTCTCGGTTAGGGATGGTTGCATTATCGCGGGCTAGTCTGAGTAGCCCCCATCGGAGTCTCTTAACCCGCGCATCTTCAGGAACTCTTTGCGGGCTCGACGGCTGGTGAATCGGATCTGTCCGTTGTCGTGCACAGCGGCTCCCTGGATGCCGTGCTGCCTGATTGCTTCTCGCATCTCGCCAACCTGAGCCTTCATTACTCCGCATCCTTCGGAAATGAGCGGATCATGCTCGCTGTAGGTGTTTGCAACCATGGCTGGGGCTTCCAGCTTCTTGCGAGGCATGAACTGATCTAGCTCTGCCTCGGTGACTACTCTGCCGTTGTACTTGCGAACTATTCCACTCACGCTGGTGCCCTCTGCATTGCCTTGCGCTTCCAGCCGCATTTCCGACTGCAAACTCTCTGTGTCTTTTTCTTGACTAAGAACGCCGTTTCACAAACGACGCAATACTGAACCTTCTTTCCACCGGACTCGACAAACCTCTCCAGCGGAAGGTACGGGTGTTGTGCGTGGTGACACAACGGACATAATGCCACTCCGTTTGAAACAACGTAGCGCAGGTCTGGATGACTCTTCCACGACTTGAGGTGGTGAGCCTGCAGGCTTTCCGTAGCCTCGCATCGAACGCATTTCTTGTCTCGCAAGATGACAGCCAATGCCCACTTGTCATGCTCGTGAGGCCTACTGAGAGTCTTTGCTTTTTCTGCTTTTCGCTGTGACTGCTGATAGCATCCAGGCGAGCAGTATTTCCTTTTGTTCCTGCCTTTGTCTTCAAACACTTTTCCACAGCAACCGCATGTGACAATAGGTGCTTGCTTCGGCGATTCTTTCCAGCACTTTTGACTGCAAAAGACTCCCTTGCCTTTTGCAACTTCGTCTTGCCTAGCAAGAAACTGACTACCGCAGTGCTTGCAGCAACGCTGCACTTTTGTTTTTTCCCTTGGCATTATGCTGGTGCCCTATTTAACATTGCGGATTGTTGTCCGTTGACCTGCGGCTTGCCGCCCATCAACGTTTGCATGAGAGCGTTACTGCGGGCTTGCTCGGTGCCTCCGGTGGGGATGTTGCGACGAACAGTCTCTCGCGTTGTGTGCGATGGCGATCGCACTGTGTTCTGATCGCCACCCAGCATGTCGGCAGGCGTAGCGAACGTGATGAGCTGCTTGATTTCTGGCTTGTTCATCAGTCTGGCCAGTTCATCGACCAGCACTTGAACATTCAGCGTTGCGCCCGATGCCTGGAACATGGGCCATAGGGGGGCAACTTGCTGTAGAACCTGGAAGTATTCCTGCACATGCTGCTGAGGGGTCTTGAAGACCATCGAGTACGGTTCAACTCGGAAGTCGTAGTCTTCGAATTCGCCCATGCGATAGTCGGGCGTCCAGTCTGACCTGACCTCAATACCGCTTTGACCGACTGGCATCGAAGTGCGTAGTTCAAGAGTCTGATCCTCCCACATCAACCGGCCAAGATCCAAGATGCACGTCGAAGCGAAGTTCACCACGGCTACACGCATGTCAGCCACGTTCTTCGTAAGCTGACCGTGAATCAGTTCCTCCTGGCCGACCGTGCTGGCCTGTGCGCCAAGCCCACCCATCGCCTGAAGGTTGCCAGCCATGCGGTCGAATTCAGTTTGCAGGAACGTGGCAAATGCCATATCTCGCTGATCGACACCACCCATCTCAACTTGCTTGACCGACTGAGGATCTGTGACACGTATCCATTCATTGCGGCCCGCTGTCCTTAAACGATTCGCATCGTCTTCCTTTCCTGGTGGATACGCATTGACGACTCGGTGCGCGTCAGAATCCTCTTCCATCCGGCGATGCAAGCGATTCTGAAGATCGTGCATCCCCTTCAGGTTCATCGCTGGCGAAGTGGGGATGATGTTGTCTGGTGTGTCGCCCAGTGATAGGAACTTGTACGGTCCAGCTTGCGAGCCAGTCCATTCACGCTCAATCAGTGGCTCGATGTCCGCTTGATCGCAGGCCATCGTGACAATGGAATTGTTCTCGGCAATCCATACGTCCATCAGCCAGACCATTTCCTTCAGGTCATCATCCTCAGCACTGCCATGCTCGGAAGCGATGTCACGAGCTGCACCTACCGAGTCGTGGTGTGACCTCGTGGTTGGATTGAGTTTGCCCTTGGCCTTCTTCGAATAGCCAGGCTCGTCCATGACCTTTTCGAAGTCTGCGCGATAGCGATGGCCGCAGTACCGCATCTTGCTCAGCTCTTTGGCTGGCATGTCCAGAATCAAGTCATCCAGTGAAACTCGGTTGAACCATGGCTCGCCAGGATCAAGCCAAACATCTTCTTCCGATTCCAGCAGTCCATGGAAGCGTGTGTCGGTGTCTCGCATCATCACCACACCACAGCCGAGGCAGAAGAACGCATCCAAGACGATCATGCGAAACGTCTGGTCGAGGGACATATCGCTGATGAGCTTGTTCAGGTTGACTTCGAACCTGCGGGCAAAGGCGATGTTCTCAGTTCGTGGCGTAGAAACCAAAGCCTGCGGATTGTTCGCAGCCAGCGAGATCATGTAGATGCGCGCCGTCTGGTTGATGAGATTTATGAGTGTTTTGTTCTCGGCGCCCGTCTCGGTATACCAGGAACCAACGTAGTCTTTGATCAGCACCTGTCTAACACGACGAAATGGGTCTAGTGCGTCGCGAGACGACTTGATGGCCCTGTAGAGCCTACTTCGCTTTTCTTGGTTAGAAAGGTCGAACATATGCAGCCTATAAAGAAATGAGGGGCCGAAACGCTTATCAGCGTCGCGACCCCTCTAAGGCTGCGATGTTAGAGGCATCTCGTCGGTAGCTACTCCGACTTATGCCTTATTATTGCCGGACGCCTTTAGCGTCGCGGCCCCTTACTTCTTTGGTGTCTTTCCTTCGTTAAGCAGTATTTGTTTTGCATGCGCCATGTTCAGCACAGCTTGTGTCTGTTGAAGCTGTTCTGGCGGCTTCAAGGTGTGGCGAATCTGATCTAGGATGATCTCAATCGCCTTGTCGATCTTCTCTTCCAGTGTTGGCTCTGGCTTGTCAGCCTTCTCAGTCTTGTCTTCCATCGGGTTTTACCTCCGAAAAAGTTAGTAACGACGAATCACGTCTCGAATTCCGTATTTTGGACTGTCTGATCTTACACGATTTTGCACCTGTTGCTCGCGCCACAGAAAACTTCCATACTCGGGAGTTTGACCATTTTCGTCGCTGCTGTCAATCTTATCACCCGCGCTGTCGGTGTTAAAGACTAGCCAACAACCGGCTGCTGAGATAGCTCTGTCAGCGTGGTTTTTCTCAGTCAGCCCTTTGTTTTTCGTCGGCACATGAACGATCTTGTCGCCATCCCATTCGTACTCGGCACACTCGACGATCATCTCTTCCGAGCGTGGAACGAACTTGCCATCCTCCATCGCCAGTGTCATTTGCTCGAACATATCGGCCTTGTCCGCATCGCGGCATGGCCAGCCAGGCTTGCGGCTTTTCTTCTGAGAACCAAGCTGTGTCACGTTCCGGTAAAACACGTTGCCGTAGTAAAGAGTTTCCATGATCTCCTTGGCATAGCCACCAGACACGCCAGAATCTTCCCAGCCAAGCAAAGCGTTTCTGAGCCACATGCACAGGCCGACGCATCGCCGTGCGAACGGACGTGGCTCTAGCCCTTTGATCGTGTATTCCAACACCTGTTCGCCAGTGCGATTGTCCAGCGCGGTTAAGACTGAGTTCGACGAATAGGCACCCACACCGCCCGACGATATGTCAGCGCCCGCTGTGAACGGTCCCAGCGGTGGCGAGTTGTCGATTCCAGGCTTGAACCACAGCTTGAGCGAGCCATCTTCCCTGGGGATCAAACCAGTGAGCTTGCACGTCTCTGAATCGAACACGGGATTTCCGACCCATACCGGGCCTTTGCAGTGAGTATGCTTCATGCGGTCGAGCAGTTCTGGATTGAAGACTTTCCCTACGGCTCCACGGCAATCCTCATCAAGTTCTCTTGCGATGAATCGCGGGGTAGCGCCTGGTTGCATTCGGTGGGCATTGTACCAAGGCGACTGGATGTGTCCTTCAATCTTGTGCCCACGTCGCTCGATGGCTTTAATTTCACGCTGATGTGTCGCAATGTAATCGTTGACTGCGCCTTGCTCCTCTGGCCGAAAGGCTACGGCAATGCCCTCTTTCACGATGTACATATTTTTGGAATGGTCGGGATTGTCCTTCCAGCTCAAATTGTAAACCCGTGGGTTATCTGGATCAGTCGCCGACTCATAGAACACACCAGAATCGAGACCGAATGTTGATACAAGAAATATGCAATTGCTGACGTGCGCAACCGACGACAACATTTTGTAGTCTTGGTTTCCAGCTACGAACTCTTCGCTGCCTGGTTCATCGAAACAGAAAATCGATGTCCTGCCACCACGAGCTACGTCGCCTGTAGCTGAATAGCCGCTCCAGCCTGATCCGTTTTTAAGCTTTATTACGTGGTCGGTCGTATTTCTTGAATAACCATCCGGCAACATCCACACCGGCAATCGGTCTAACATCCAAGCAATTTTGAACATCACCGCAGAGTCATTGACGCTTGAGTCAACAAGCTTTTCGTTTCTAGTCACAAGTCCAGTTGTGAATCCAGACTCCTTCAGCGCTCGATACATGGTAACAGCCAAATAAACATAAGTGCCGCCTTGAGCGCGCGACTTTTTCAGCGTCAAAGAAACTGGATGCTGCGTCTCCATGGCCTCAGTGATTGTCTCGTCCATCGCCAGAATCACTGGCTCCTGATGGGACCAAGGAATCATCGGCTGCTGCCTGTACTTAGATCGTGGCTCAATCACCCATAGAAATGCTGCACAGAAGAACAGCACATCGTCCATTGCGGCCTGAAACATCGCGTCGCGGAATCGCCTGTCAACGATAGCCCGCTCTCGGCAGCGGGCTCGCCAACGAAGATTCTCGATCGGATCTTTCGGGACTAAATCATAATAAAGAGAGGCCATGCCAGAAGTATCCAGCATGACCTCTCTTGAGTCAATCACGACCGCCAGGGCTAGACCCGCCAATCCGTAACCCGCCCCGCCTGTCCGCAACCTAACGCGACTTGACCGCCTCTCCATACCGCGACCAGCACCGCCACTCCTTACCCATCCAGCCCGCGACCGCCACGAGCAGCCTAGCTTTGACCAAACCGCCTCGACATGCTGTTGCTCAACATGACGGGACACGCCTGCCCACAACTTGACCGCCTATCCATTCCCCGACGCGACTCGCCGTAACGCAACTCGACCGCCGTGACATACTAAGACCGACCGAACAAGACCTGACCCCGCCGGGACTCGACCGCCAGCGACGAGCCGTGTCACGCCCAGCCGTACCTATCCGCGACCAATGATCTGCTTACGCAGAAAGCAGTTCTCCCTTACCGCGATTCTTAACCTCTTCATTGAACCAACCAAGCAACTCTTCCGTGTCGCTGTCGAAGCAGGCTGGGTTTTTGATGGCTTCGTCTTGCTGCTTCAAACCGCCGTTCTTGATGATGTCCTTGCAATCGGCTTCAGTCACAACTTGGTACTGGCCGAAATTGCCTTTGCCTTTTTCTTGGCGGAAGTCACCAATGCCGATGATGATGCCACCATTGGAAAGCAATTGCATGATAGCCTTCTCGTTCATCTGCGGTTTCACAAATTGAATCGTCGCAGGTATGCACCACTCTCGCAGAATGGCGCGAGTGCGAACGTCTGGCGTTTTATTCATATCCGCCGATCGCACTATAGCCATGAATAACTCAGGCACACCGTACACGTCGACCGAATAGTTCTGCACCCAAACCAAGCGGCCGATCTGCGTTCGATTCGTTCCCTTCGTTTCGAGCGCGGCAGTAGCCATTGAACCCTTGATGGCCGGCGCTGGAAAGACGATACGAGTAGGACCAACGCCAGCACGAACATTCATGCTGTCTCTGTACTCCGCTACAGGATTGTGCTTTAGCGATTGCTGCTTTTCCGCTTTTGACTTAGGCCCCTTGGGCATCAGTAGTTCACGCCGAGCCTTCGCCGCCAGTCGATTGCAGATCAAAGGCGTAATGCCTTTTATCCACACTTGCATACTGCCTACTCGCAGAGGTTCAACTTCAATCGCTTCCAAAACTCCACTTGCTGCTTTTGCCATGATGGCACCTTTCAAAATTGTGGGAACTGAGTTCCCTACTGTGTAGTGATCGAGAAACGTTCCCGATCGAAATTGTTTGACCGCCTTGTCTTACCGGATCAATCCGGACCACTCCTATCCCCGACTCGACCGCCCTGCCGAAACAGGACATGCACTAACGTGCCGGACCGGAACCGGACCGACCTTGCGACGCCTCGACCGCCCCGCCTTCCCATGACTGACCCATCATGACCGCCTTGGCGCGACCAGCCTTGACCCTCCAACCCGGACATACCGTGCCTTGACCGCCAGGACTTTCCTCGACATACCGTGACGGACCTCGACGTACCGTTCCATGACATGACCGCCATACCGTGACAAACCAATCACGAACTCAACACACCCCTCCTTTCCTCAACCGCCTGAACAGACCTCAACTCGCCTTGCATCGACTGTCCATGACCGCCGTGCCGCAACTATCCCAGCCGCGACAAGCCAGCCCGCGACTTGACCGCCTCGACATACCTCACCCTGCCGGTACATACCCCACCCAGACACTCCGCGACCGCCACGACTCAACGCGACTCGACGAGCCTATCCAGTCCCCACCGCGACCAATGAATCAATCTTCAAGACCAGCTTTCACTGCTGCGATCTGGTCCCGAATCGCTTTCAACTGAGAAACAACTTCCTCACCAATGATGCCCGTCTTTGCCAGTGCGATTCCGTATGCGCGAGAAGCATTACCGAGAAGCATGGCAACCTCAGCAAGAACAACAGCAGACGCTTGCGACTTACTGCGGATCTTTGGAAGCGACACAAACACTGCATCGTCATCACCAGATGGAACGTACATGCAGACGGCATTGCCAATGCTCTCTACGCGCACTTCGAACTTGACTGAGCGAATCAACTCACGAGCTTGATCTCGCCATCGCTCTTGTGCAGCTTGCTCGACATCCCAAGTGAACTTTGAATGACATGGATGCTCTGGATTGCGAGCTGCTTCAATCAACTCGACTGGATCAACGCGACCGTTCTTTTCCAGTGCGCGAATCGCAGCCTCAATTTCCTTCCATGAAACCTTTGCGTCTGTTGTCATTGAATGACTCCACGAAAAAACCGCCGATCTACTGGCAGGCTCCCGGAAAGAAGTGCGCAGCAAACCGACGGTTTATATTGTTTGTTGAGTCGTTTCCGGGAGCCAACACTATCACTATAGCAAGTTGCTTCTGTGGGTCAATCTCTTTTCCATCCATATTGCAATCGAACCAACCTGCGTTCATCCTCAAGCGTAGGAACATCGATTCCAAGACGCTTAGCGGCTGCTTGCCTGCGTCGTTCCCAGCGTTCATAGAAAACGGTCTGCGGTCTATTACCGTAGCGTTTCGTTGACCACTCTTGCGGCCGGCCAGCTTTGCAA